TGCACTTGCTGTTGCGGCAGTATCAGAGTAATTCCCGCTTGTGTCATGAGCTTTAATCCAAAATGTATAAGCACCAGTCGTTAAATCTTCGTATTTGAAATCAGACGCTTTAACTCGCGCTATAGTAGCGCCGGCCGCCCATGAAGCGCCTGAACGAATCTCGTAATAATCTACGTCTATATCGCTTACTGGAGTCCAAGAAAGCAAGATGCCAAACTTTTCTATACTAGCTGCAAAGCCTGTAACGTCTTCGGGCTCTTTCATCTTGCCAAGCAAAGTAACGCTTGAATAAGTTGTCCATTCGCTGAAAAACAGGCCGCTTGTATCTCTTGCTCGAACTCTGAAGTCATAAGTGCCCGCGTCAGTGTTGAGAATATCTATGCTGGTAAAAGTAGTGACATTCGGCTCTGTAGTTACCCAATCGTCTGTTTCGTAGCGATATTGCACTTCAAACAGCTCTGCGCGTGGGTCGTCAGGTCTAGTCCACGATAAAGTTGTTGCCGAAATTATAGCGCTACCAGTTTGCTTGAGAAACTCGGAATGATAAACGCCAGTTGGTGCGCTCATTTGCCCGCTAGGAAATACGGTAAAATCAGCTTCGTTAAAGTTTAAGTCTGTTTCAACTTTATCATATTTATCAGGGTCGTAGAGCATTGCCGAAATATCGTATATGTTTTTGTCAGACTCTACAACGCTGAACACTCGCCATTGTCTAGGCTCGACGGTATTAAGCTCGATAGCCCATGTTGCGCCATTTACTGGCAAGGTCGGCATATCTGCATAAGCTATGCTCATTTCATTTGTCGTTGTTTCGGTAGCATAACTTAGTGCTGATTCTATAATGTCGCCGTTAGCATCAGGTATTCTGATAAAGCCCGTAGAGCTTGCCGGGAATGTAACTTCTCTGTCAAGCTTAACCGTATAATCCGAGCCGCTATCAACCACACTAACCACTCGCCCGAAAAGCTGAGTGCCGCTATAGTTAGGGTCGTAAATTCTAACTACATCGCCCGGCCTGACTGCGTGGTGGTCAAAACTTGCTTGATAGCTCACAGTATCAGGAGCATCTAAGTCTGATGATATAATCCACTTGCCCCATCTGCGCGCTAAGCCGCGAGAGGTGCAGCCGAAGGCGTTGACGTCTATAACATTGTAGCCATACTTTCTGATAGCTGCGTCGTCTTCGTAAAGCTCAGTATTAAGCTTGTAGCCATCATCAGGGTTATTCCAAGTGACACGCGCTACAGTATGTCTGGCTTTTCTCGCCGAGCCTTGATAAGTAAACTCACCATTTATGGCATCGGCAGGGCCAACGTCTAAGCTTGCGTCAGTAGGCATATCAGCCACAGCAGTAATTGAGCCATTAGCCCAATAAATCATGCCCCTGAAAGCTGAGGCAATGGCTGTTAATAGTTCATAAGCTTCTTGCTGACTGTTAATCACACATGAACAAGTATAACGCGGCTCTTGATAGCCGTTAGGTGCGTCTACCAACTCATCACAATATTGAGCTATCTCATATAATGACCATTTATCAACCTGCGCTTCGGGTATCGTATCACCGAGGCCATAGCGCTTATTAGTAAGTAAATCGTAAAAAATCCACGCAGGGTTATCTGTCCAATCAGTCTGGAACGTTCCATCCCAAACCCCGTCATAGGTGCGGTCATATGGGTCGTAGTTGCTTGGTATCTGCACTTTTAAGCCCATGACATCGTAAGCGCGTTGAGGTATCTTTCCGCCGAAGTCTTCAGCGTCAATCTGCAACTGAATACCAGCGATGTTAGGCCATGAAAACTTATTGCTGCTTATTTCGGTGTAAGAGAACCAGTATAAATCGTCTTGAATATTTGCTGCGGTGTTATCATCAGTAATACGCGTTACTTTTACATCCCAAGGCGCGCCATCCTCTGGCAGAGGCACTATATAGCTTGCATCGTAAGGTGACACTGTTTTGCCAGAAATAACGATAGCGTCTTCAACAAATTCTTCTGTTGTGTAAGTTGCGCCGCTCCTATTTAGTGTAACTTGCCCTTGATAAATGCCCGGCTCCAAACCTGTGATGCTTCTTGTGAACTTAGTTTCGCCAGCATAGTCGTCATTATAGTATCCGACCTGATTGGTTGACGAAGAACTAGCTGGGATATTCAGATTAGAGAATGTTTGCCATGCACCCCAAACGCCATCAGTTTTTTTACGATATTGCCAAGTAGCAAAAATGCCTGTTGATGGAATGCCACCGCTATAGTCAACCGTCATTCTCAAGCCCGAAGCAGCAGCAGATGTTTCGTCGTTATAATTAGTTAGCTCGTTCCAATCGCTTCCCGTTTGAACAGGCTGCCAACTGCCGCCGTTGGGTCTAACATAAATATTAAATGACAAGCTTCTGCCTGTGATATTGCCGTTAGTCGTGTTGGTATTTGTTAGAGCTGGCACTCGAACTGTGACTCGAAGCTTATCGAGGTTGGAGTCAGTAATTGTTTGGATAACTGAACCGTCGCCAGTTCCACCGCCTTCGGGGTCGTCTTTGGTAACTTTTAAGCCTACGCTAACTTCATTTTCAGAACTTGGAAAAGTAGCTGGTTCAAAATTAGCAACTTGGTCTTCAACACTTGTTATAGGCAACTCTCGCATATCACGAGAAACATCAAAATTAGTAAAATTAGAAGTTCCATCAATATTCTCAATTTGCGTATCGTCTAAGTAGATACTTTGAGCGCCATTAACAAGCCCTTTTATCGGGCCTTCTGACAATATATCGACAATCTTAAATCTAGCTCTTGAGCGTAGCGTGTTAGGTGCTTCTTTCGGCATAATGTTACCTTCTCTCCCCGTTATACGTAAACTTATTTATTAAATGTCGGCGGTGTCCATGCCTTGCGCTGCAACTTGTGACCCTACGCGCAAACGACCGTATATAAGCGGTATCGCGTTGCCCTGCTCTGTTGTGTTCGCTGCGCCATTAAATGTAAATGATTGTCTGCGCTCTGCTGGCTCCATACTTGACATTTTAAACTTAGGCGTTTTTGCGTTCATTTCTGCCAAGCCGCCTAGCGCCAAAACAGCGCCAACAAGCTTGAGCTGACCAAGCCCCATGCCGAGTGAACCAGCCAATGCAGCACCTACGCCGGTAAACGCAAGCCCTATCAGCACTACGCCAGTTATCAGCTTGCCGAGTCCCCCGCCGCCGCCTGAGCCTGCTACGCTAGGTATAAAATGCACTTCGTTATCGTTAGCAATCTGCATTTTAACTGTTTCATCATCTAGTATCCAGCCGTTAGTTAGCTGCCCTTTGATAACGTGATAGTCGTATTTTACGAACTCATCTTTGAAGCCGGGTAACAAGTGACACATAGCCTTAACAGCCTCAACAGGCGTTTGAACTGCAAGCTTAAATTTTTCGCCAAATTGCTTTTTTAAGTTGCCATGCAAAAATATCTGTTTAACTTCTGACATAATCGTTAATCTCCTGTGGTTACTGCCTGCTTATTTCCGGCGGGTGAGGTGGAGGATTGTTGCCAAATGATTTATGACGCAAGCCGATATTAAGCACCCTAGACCATCTACTGAGGCTCTCTCTGCGCGATAGCTTTAACGCCAGGTGATGAATTACCTCTTTATCATTAAGCACTACGCCGCCATGATTTATAATGCCTTTGCCTCTGATAGAGCCGAGCAATACATCACCGGGTTTTATTTCGCTAAGCGGCATCTCTTTAAATCCGGCTTTTTGAAAGCCAGTGGAATATAAATTCTGTCCACGATTCCAAAACTCGGAATCGCGCGGAAACTCAGGCAAATCAATGTCATACCACAATTTATAAGCGTCTTTTATAATGCTGTAGCAGTCGTTTGCGCCTGAGCGGTAGCGCCTACCGCGTAACGGCGGGATGTTATTACTACCCCAAAAAAAACAATCATCTACTTGATTAGCATTGTGCAGTGAAGCAACGCCCCATGGAAAGCCCGTAGCTATCTGAAAGCGCATATCTTCTGCTGAAGGTGCTTCATTGCCGTTTGTGTGTGAATGAAAGATTGCTATAACGTCATTGCTATTAGCTGCAACTTGCATATACTCTTTCATGGCAAAATTAAACTCAGGCTCAGGGTGCGTGTTTGTGCATGGAAAATAACCGATTGAGTGTGTAAAAATGCCGCAAGCCTCTTTCGGAAACTCTCGCTTAGCGTGTTCAAAAGCGTCGAGTATATCTTTATGCTGTAGTTCGGTAGGTTGTCGTTCGTAAGTTGTTGTCATTGCTATCTATGCGCCCCAATCTATATGTTAATTTATCTTCGGAAAGCCGTCACACCCGGAAACGCCAGAAATGGCAATACTGCATTCTCGCCAAATCGACGTTTACACTCACTTAATCGCTTGCCGCATTGGTCGTTCTCTGCTGTAACTACGTTGCCGTCAACATCATAGTGATCGGTGCCGTCATAAGGGCAACCACCGTCAGCTTCGTCGACATAGGCAAACCCGGCTGGACTTGTTGAGCTATCGTATGAGCGATATTTGAGCTGGCACATATCTTTTAAAAATATCCGCTTCGGTATTAGCGTGCCTTCTTGGTCTAGCGTGCTTGAGAGCGTCCACTCAATAACATTTTTGTTGAATATTGCTTTTTGCTCAAAATAATAGACTTCGTCAGGAAATCTCTGCGTGGTGTCTGCGTCCGGCTGACCATCGAGAAAGCGAGAGAATGTTTTTATCCTTGTAATTTTGCCACCGATAAAGTCTTCATACGCAAGCATAGCGGCCTTAATGCCGCTGGTAGGAAATATTCTGATGGTTGGTCTAGGTATAGAGCCTTTACCGTTCCACTCAAAGCCTTCTGTTTCCATCGCTAATGGCGTGTAAATGTCGCCATCAAATGTTATTGTGCTTGCTTCAAATGCTGTGTTAGCCCATCTTGTTAAGCCGCCGCCTAAGTTGGTTAAATCGACAACGAACAATTCAACAAGTTCGCCGGGTGAAAATTCTTGAACAGCGCTGTTAATAGTGTTTGTCATAAGTCATATACCTTCTCAAATTCTGCTGTAACGCTACGTAATGCGCCTTCTGACCAAATCATGCTGTATTGCTCGCAAACAAACTTAGTCGCCGAGGTTGCATCTGGTAACGTATAGTTAAAAGCTTCATAGCCACCACGAGCGTCTAAGAAGTCCATGATGTCCTCGGCCTCAGATATAGATAAGTCAGTCCAATTTAACGTAATCTTAGCTTGTTTTGTGTTAATGCCATCGCCAGCACGCTGTATATAGCCGAACTGGCGCAACTACTGTGTTACTGCCGCCAACTGCGCGAACGCCCAAATCGCCTGAGCTTGTGCGGGTCAATGGCATTATTGCCTCCGGCCCTGCTTCGCCCATTAAACCTGTGCGATTATTGCTCATTGGAAACATTGTCGGGCTGCCAACAACGCCGCCGCTGGCAAACGCTGTAACGCCACCAGCTTTAAACGCTGCGCCTTTCGCGAACATACCTCCTAATAAGCCTCCAAGTAAGCTATCAAGTGCTTTGTTGACAAGTAAACTCTGCACTCTGCTTGCTAAGTTGCTAAGCGCGTCGCCTAAGTTTTTACTGTTCATGATTGCGTCTTTGAAAGCGTAGCTAAGTGAGTTTGTCCATTGTTCTTGCGAACGCTGATAAGCTTCTGTTTCTTGCTGCACTCTACGCTGTTCTTCAGTATAAGCCTCTGAAAGCTCTTTATTAGCATCTTTAAGCTTTTGGGTTTCTTCCATTTGAGCACGGATTTTTTCTGCCGACTCTTCGCGCCCGTAATTATCAAGCTTTTGTTGTTCAAGCCATATAGCCATTTCACGATTAGCAGTCTGTAAGTTTCCACCATGTTCTAGTAAAAGCTCGTTGCGCTTGCGCTCTTGCTGTAAGCTAGTTGCAGCGGTGTCTACCAAGCTTTGGTTGTGAACAAGATGCTTTTTAAAATCCTCGTTAGTGCTTGATACCGCATCTTTTACGCCCCAAAACGCCTTGCTTTGTTGCTCAATAACTTGAGTCGCTTGCTTAACCTGCTCTGACTGTCCCGTAGACATTGCGCCGGGCTGTCCGGCAGCTGTGGGTCGCTCAGCCATAACAGGAACTTGAGTTGCAAAACCGAGCGCTGCGTTTGCGTAGCTTTCTGCTGCTTGCTTTGCTTTGTTATAAGACAATGTTGCGTTATTCCCGAACTGAACCTTTTTTATAATTAGCTCATCTTCACGCCGCTTCAATTTTTCAACAAGCGCAAGCTCTTCTCGCAGAGCAGTTAACTCTTGGTCTTGTCGTTTTTGTCTATCGAGGTCGGCTTGCGATCTTAATAAAGGTGCAAACTCATCTTCAGCGAGCGCTTTTCTTTCTAGTTGAATTTTTGCAATATCAGAAATAATCTGATCTGTAGTGCGCATTTGAGAACGCTTCATTTGCAGCATCGCAATTTCAGTGCGCCTAGCGGCTTCGCCAGCAGCACCACCCATATCAAGCAATGCTTGCTCCATTTTGCGAGTTGATTCCTCTAGTTTCAAAGTGTCTCGGTTTAACTTAAATAGGTAAGCTAAGGAACCCAATGCTAGTATGCCGAAACCAGTTATGGCAGCATTAAGCGCCATCGCCCCGGCAGCGGCACCTTGAAGCGCAATAGCAACTGTGCTTAACCATCTTGAAAACTTAAGTAATATTATGCCAGCAACAGTAGCTTGTAAAGCTTCTATTACAGTATTTAACCTCCGCATTTGCTCTTCGTTCTCAGATATAGCCTTAACGCTTTTACTAAGCGAAGCAACCCATTGTGTAGATGTTTGCAGAGTTAATTTAGTAACTGGAGAAAAAGAATACGTCTGCAATTACGATGTACCCACAAAAGATTTCAGGGATGCCGTTCAAGATTCATCTACCATTC